GTTTTCTTCTGAAAAAAACTCACAAAGACATTTTAAATTAACAAATGGTTGTGAGGTTAAGGCGGTCGCAACATCAAAAGATGCTTTACGTGGGTATACACCAACAATATTAATATTTGATGAGGCTGCATATATCAATGCCGATGAAGACTTTTGGTCTGCTTGTATGGCGTCCCTTTCAACAGGAGGTAAAGTAATTGTAATATCAACACCAAACGGATTTGACCCAATTTATTATTCTATATACAGTCAGGCGGTTAAAGGTATGAACGACTTTAGGATTACTGAAATGTATTGGTTTAGAGATCCAAGATACTCTAAAGATTTAAAATTAATTAAATGTGATGACATTGTTCATTATATGTTAAATAGAGGTGACTACAAAGACGAAGAGATTACTATTGATTATAGTGAAATTAAAGTTAGTGAACGTGATTTTAATGAAATAAAACAAAAGGTAGAAAACGAGGGATATAAGGCTTACAGTTCTTGGTTTGAGGCTATGGCCAAAAAATTAAAATTTGATAAGAGAAAAATATCTCAGGAGTTGGAATGTAACTTTTTAGGTTCGGGGGATAATGTTATACCTGCAGAAACTATGAAAAAAATTAAAGAAAAACATATTAAAGAACCTGAAAACAAGTTTATGGGTGGAGCTCTTTGGCAATGGAAAGAGCCCGTTGCAGGTCACAGATACATAATGGGGGTTGACGTTTCAAGAGGAGATAGTGAAGATTTTAGTACTTTATCTATAATTGATTTTGATGAAAGAGAACAAGTATTAGAATATATTGGTAAAGTTCCTCCTGATATTTTAGCTGAAATCGCGTTTAAGTGGGGGACAATGTATAACGCATTCATCGTGACTGATATTACTGGTGGTATGGGTGTTTCGACATCAAGAAAACTACAAGAACTTGGTTACAAAAATCTATATGTCGATGGTGTTAATCCTGCAGATAAATGGAAGTGGGATCCTAAAAATCAAGATAAAATACCGGGAATTAACTTTAATTCAAAAAGAGTATTAATCATACAGGCATTTGAAGAAGCGTTAAGATTTGATTTCTCTATGAGGTCACAGAGGTTGTTTAACGAATTAAACACTTTTGTTTATGTAAATGGCAGACCCGATCACCAAAAAGGTCAACACGACGATTTAATCATGGCGTTTGCTATGGCGGTTTATGTTGGGGAGACTTCGTTTGCGCAATTAGAAAAGTCGACTGAACAAGCAAAAGCTATGTTAGATTCTTGGTCAACAGACAAAAAAACGTTCGCAGACTCTTCAATGAATTTTAATCCGGGGGTACCCGTATCGACTTACAATAGTAATGGGTATCATAGAAACACATTAACACAAAGTGATTATGAAAAGTATTTATGGTTATTCGGTAATAGAAGAGTTTAATTTTTTCATTGTAGAATTACTTTTAAAATAAAAAAAATATGGCAAAAAATAATTTAACGGTTTGGCAAAGATTAGGAAAAGTTTTCGGTCCTAATTCTACTATGGATCAAGAATCTCCCGTTTTTAAATTTGATAAGAAGGAATTATTAAAAACAACAGACAAAAAAGAATACGAAAACGAAAAGTTACAAGCACAACAAACAATGTACATTGGAAAACAATGGCAGAAAGTTGAAAGTAATTTGTATCAACAAGCGGTTTATTATGAACCAACAAGAATGGCTTCATATTATGATTATGAATCCATGGAATATACGCCTGAAATATCGGCAGCATTAGATGTATATTCTGAAGAATCAACAACCCCAGATAAAGATGGGCATATTTTAAAAATTTATTCAGAATCAAAAAGAATTAAATCGGTGTTAGTTGATTTATTTAACAATAGATTAGACATTAATACGAACCTTGCAATGTGGACAAGAAACACATGTAAATTTGGTGATAATTTTATTTATCTTAAATTGGACCCTGAAAAGGGGATTGTTGGTTGTCAACAACTACCAAATATCCAAATCGAAAGATTAGAAAAGGGTATGAGATTCCAACCTGACAAGTACTCACAAGAAATGGAAAACGATGCTCTGAAGTTTGTTTGGAAAGAAAAAAATATGGAGTTTAATACTTGGGAAGTGGGCCATTTTAGAATATTGGGTGATGATAGAAAACTTCCTTATGGTACATCTATGTTAGAAAAGGCTAGACGTATTTGGAAACAACTTCTATTATCTGAGGATGCTATGATGGTCTATCGTGTTTCAAGAGCACCTGAAAGAAGAGTATTTAAAGTGTTTGTTGGTAACATGGATGATAAGGATGTGGATGCATACGTACAAAAAGTTGCTAGTAAATTTAAAAGAGATCAAATTGCGGATCCAAATACGGGTAATGTCGATATGAGATATAATCAGTTGGCGGTTGATCAAGATTATTTTATACCTGTAAGAGACCCAGGAGCAACAAACCCAATTGAAACATTACCTGGCGGAACAAACTTAGCTGAAATTGCAGATATTGAATATATTCAAAAGAAATTAGTTACCGCATTAAGAATACCAAAGGCATATTTAGGGTTTGAAGAGTCAGTTGGTGATGGTAAAAATTTATCTTTATTAGATATTAGATTTGCAAGAACAATAAATAGAATACAAAAATCTATGATTGCCGAATTAAATAAAATTGCAATTATTCATTTATTTTTATTGGGGTTTGAAGATGAATTAACAAATTTTACACTTTCATTACACAACCCATCTAAACAGGCGGATTTACTTGGTGTTGAAGTTTGGAAAGAAAAAATACTTCTGTATAAAGATGCTGTTGCTGAAATACAAAATTCAGTTGCACCTGTTTCTGCATCATGGGCTAAAAAACATATTTTAGGGTTTTCAGACGAAGAAATAAGATTAGATTTACAACAACAAAGAATAGAACGTGCGGTTGCTGGTGAATTGGCAAAAACCGCCGAAGTAATTAGTAATACAGGAATATTTGACAATATTGATGCTCTTTATGGTAAAAAAGATGGGGCTGCTGGTGCTGCTTCAGGTGGAGAATCTGGCGGGGAAGATGGTGGATCTCCACCTGATACGGGAGGTATGGGAAGTGAGCCAACAACAGAGGAAACGCCACCTTCAGGAGGGTCGGAATCACCACCAACAACAGAAAGATTAGTGAGGAATGACTTAGATTTAATACTCGAAAGAAACTTATTTAATGAAAATGATATTTTAGAATTATCAAAAGGTAGAAATTCATTAGTGGAAATTAATAACAAACTGAGAGATTTAATCGATAAGTGATATTTATAAATAAAAAATTATATGAACACTTTTGGCACAATAAAAACAAAAATAGAAAACACCGCAATTGAAATATCAAATAAATCTGAGTTTAAAAGATTTATTTTTGAATTTAAACACCTTGTGTTAGAAAACAAAGATTTATCTGAACTGTATTATATTTATGACGAATTATCTTCAAATAAAGGTATACCTGAAGACATTGCTAATGATTACATTAATGAATCAATTGAATACTCTCAAATACTTTTGGAGAGTCAGGGTAATAGATTAAAAGATATTAATGTTTGGATAAATTCTTGGAATAAAAATACCTCTAATAATTATTCTGATATAGATACCGCAATATACAAAACCGGCATAAAAAATTTAGAAAATATTTTAGAATCTAAAAAAAATATTAAAAATATAATTACAAAAGAAGAAAGTAGAAAAGATATTACTGAAAGTATTAACATACCAATTTCTTCTATGGTTAAAATCGCGAATGAAAATTTAAAAAAAGAGTTAGGTCATTTAAACGAAAACGATAAAAAAGAATTAGATGAAATTTTATCACTTAACGGAGAAGAGTTAAAAGAAAATTTCGATAATGTTAAAAAACTTGTTTTGGATAACTTAAAAGTATCAATTAATGAGTCGTCAGATAAAGAACTTGAAAGTACAATTAACAAAACAATCAATAAAGTAATGGAGGCAAAATGTAACCATTATGATTATTATAAACTAAAAAAATTAAGTTTGGGACTATGAAAAATTTTTTTAAAAGTATCGGAAGATTATTTATGGATAGCCAAGGTAATGCATCTTCAAAAAGATTCGTAGGAGTCTTATGTGGTGTATCTCTTTGTATTACATTATACGTGAATAGTTATTCTCATGGAGATATTAGGCCATCAGACACGTTAGTAAATGCCGTTGCTATGTTAGCGTTTGGTTGTTTAGGTCTTACATCTACCGAAAAGATTTTTGGAAAAAAATCAGAAGTAAAAAAAGAAGAAGAAACTCAAGAAACAGTTTGATTCTTTTGCTTGTATTGAGCCTTTTTAATTTGAGCCCTTCGTTTTACGGAGGGTTTTTTGTATTCTTGTCTTTCTTGTAATTTTTGTATTTGTTTTGTTTTATAAATTTTAAACTTATAAGTTTTTAATGCTTGCTCTAAAGATTTTTCATTTTTTACGTGTACTATGATCATAAATTTTTTTTGGTTTTAATATATAAATAGTAACAATTTTTTTAATTTTTGACAAGAATTATTTTTTGATTATATTTTATAAAAATAAACTTGAAAGTCATGATAAATGAAAAAAGGAAAAACGTCAAAATTAAATGTTTTTGATGATGCAAAATGTCACTATGGTACGGTAGACTCAAAAGAATTAAAATCAATTTACATTGTATTACAAACATGGGTAGAACCCAAATCTGAGGAAGATAATTGGACTAAAATTACAGGTCTCATAAAACGTCAAATACTACACACTCTATTAGAAGTTGTTGATTCTTCCACCTTTGAAAGAAAACAAATTGTGGATTTAGATTTAAGAACAAGTGGTATACAAAAAAATAAAAAAAGTTTTTTAAATTTAGAAATAACTCTTTTT